ACGCCTCTCATGCGATAAGTCGAATTTGTTTTTTTCGGCTTACGAATAGGAACTTGTTCAAATATATTCATTTCAAGTTTTGTTTAAGTTGTTTGACAGCTTCCTGAAAATCCGCAAGTGTATAGCTAAGTGCAGAGTACTTCGATTGTTTGTCCTCGAGACCCGAAGTTGGGTCAGCCATAGCGCGAGCAAAACGACCGAGCCGCCAGTTTAATTCATCCGCGAGATCTAAGAATTTTTTGTCTTGGTTCATGATTTTAGTTTTTTAAGATTTTTACTTTTAACTGTTTTTGTTTTCGAAGTTCTTTAAGATAGTTGTCAGCAGTGGCGGTGATTTGTTCATAAATTTTTTGGTCGATTTCATCATGAAAGCCTTGTGAGGCGAAGTATACACGCTTGAGGTCATATTGCTCGTCAACAATAGCCTGATATTTAAGATTATGAATTTGACGATAAGCAGCTGTAAAAAGTTTATCCCTATAGTAGCGAGGTAAAGGCTTTTTGTAACGACCATCTTGATAATGCCAAACACCACGTTTTTTATGATAGTCGAGAATATCATCGGTCAGATAGCAAGAGCCAATTGATTGAGACATGAGGAAGAACGGAGGTTTTCTCGTTTCCTGTTCTTTGTTCCAGTCAAGTTTGGCGAGTAATCCATATTTAACGACATAGTGTATACGCCCGAAAGACATGGGCTTATAGTGAGTAAAACCCATAAGGACCTCATCTTTTCCAGAGCGCCATGATTGATTAAGAACATCACGAAGGTAGGAGGTACGTTCGAATGCAAGCACATGGTAGTGAGGTCTGCCGAAGGTATCGCCATAGTCACCGAGAGCGAAGTACGAGAAGTTAACACCCTTTTTTCGTAGTCTTCTAAAGAATTTTTGAAGGTGAGTTTTATCAAGTTGATCAGGTGCTTCCTGATATGTAAGGGTGAGAAAGGCAGACGTTTTTGATCTTTTAAATTCATTTTGTAATCGAATTGTCCAGTCAGATATTTTGCGTTTAAGACAAGAACCACATTTACCACATGGAACAAATATATTATATTTTTTTAAGTAAAAGGGATAAGGACACATTGAAACCGGTTTACTTTAAGGACTAACACAGTTAAAGAGATCGGGGAGCGGTACCCGTGTTACCTGTCACGCCCTGGTAAAACCAGGGGGACACGACCTACTCCCCGATCGCACAGAAATAGATTACAGCCTAATGCCGCCTCGAGTTGCGCGATACTGTTTCAAGCGCACACCAGACCTTCTACGTTTTTTCATAGGACGTTTGCGAGAGAATTTTCTACCGCGAGATTTTCTTCTTTTCATAGTTTTTAGATTTAAGGTTTATCATTTAAGAAATTCAGTAAGACCAGCTTTTTGAGCCATACGAAGCATGATACGTAACCATCCAGGGTCATTACGTTGTACACCAAGATCAGAAAGATTTCTATTTTCCAGTTCCTTTGATCTATGCACATCAGTTTTTAAAATGAGGTCTTTTAAGACAGATTGTCTTTGAGCACCTTTAAGACCAATTTCAGAGGCAAGTTTTCCAAGATTAAGTTTCATTGCTTCCGAGGAATACTTTGCATTTTGATCAAAGAACGGTTGTTTAGCTTCTTCAGATAGGCCACGTAAATGCATCAATCCATACTGCAAAGTATCGTTAAGTGTACGTTGTTGTACCCAGCCCTCGTTAGCATCTATTTGTCTTTTCTGACTTTTGAGATTGAGTAGCTGTTGATCCAATAAAGCATTTTGCTTTTTAGCAGCCGATATACCCAGGGCCGCAGATATAGATTCTTGCGGATTGATTGTGGGAGCGGTAACATCAGCAGGTGTAGGCTGATTACCAACGTTACCACCGGAACCGTAAATAAGGTTAGGATTAAGTCCAGCAGCTTTAAGCCTAGCCATCTGCTGTACAGGAGAATTGTACTCATTTTGTTGATTAATTGCATTTTGATTTAAATTGTTTTGAAGAAAAGTTTGGGCTACGTTTCCAACGATACCCGTGAGACCTCCTGAAAGGCCATTTAAAAGATTACCAAGAAATGCCATAATTGTTAAAGTTTACGTTTACGAATAACTTACACACCATCGGTTTACACACCATCGGTTTACAATTAATTAGTGTGTATGGGGGGTCGCATCACGGGACACTATTAACACGCTCACGCGTGTTACCCTGTCCCGTGCGACCCCTTAGCACGTTTAATAACGTGAGAATTGGCCCCAGCTGGGACCCAAGCTGGGACCATCTAGCATATATATGACAAGATAGTATATGCGTTAGCAATGGCTTTGCCATTGCAGGGCAAGCGTGCAGAGAGCCGCTCTGGATACCACCCAAATGTGCGTGCCTCCATTCCTGCGTCATATCGTTACGCTTTGTTTTGGATGGATAACGTCCAGACCTAGCGCTCTCTGCGCGCTTGATCGCACACCTTCGGTATGCGATCAAGCGCGCCCCTTTTTTGAAAAAATTTTTCATTTTTCATTTGTTTTATCAGTTGACTTTTGTAACTGAATAGCGGCGGCCATGTCGGCCGCGCGTTGTGAGGCGGCCGCTGCTTCATCGGCCACCTTTTGGGCGGCTTCCGCTTCGCGATAAGCCTTATCGTACATAGCTTTGCTGATCTTAGTTTCCTCAATAAATCTCGCACGGTCAACTAAGTCCATTTGAGCAGACTTTTCAAAGTCAGGAGAATCGAACTCTTCGGAATCGTCATCAAGTTCGTAAAGACCCTCACGACCTATACCGAGATCAGTGAGGTCACCTCTAACGTGCCGTTCAATAAGTTCGGCCAAGGTAAAGTCTAGGTTAGGTACAGTAACAGAAGGGAAATTATGGGAGGACTCTGTATATTCGAGTTCCCACCCACGGTGAATATCATATGTAGTTTTCATAGTTTAAATGTTTGGAATTGCATAATAAGGCATCGGACGAATGGCATCGATTTTTAGCAGTATCTGCGCAAGCAAATTATCTGCTAACCCAGACACGGCGAAAGGATCAGTACGCACGGTTGCATGAACAAAGGCAGTATTAAGTGCAGGCAGCGAGGGAAATTGTCTGTCGAAATTCCAGTAAGACAAAGTATCACGCATTTGACCTGTTGATTGAGTAAACTTATACTTGTATTCGGCATAGCGAGCCGTGTAACCAAATGTTGAAAGCATAGCACTCGGGCCGTAGCCATTATCAGACCAGGAAGTATAGGCCTCTTGATTTAAGACAGCTTGTTCACCCAAGTTAGCGAAAGACGGTATGTAGTAATCCGTATTTACATACCGAGTCCATTCTTTGCCCATAAGCTGCTGATAGGAAGTTCTTGGGAGAACAGACAGAATACCAATTACGACACCGTGTTCTTCAAAGAAACCAGTGAACCCATGAACGTTAGACAAGGACATACCATGTCCAGACATAGTAGCCAATGGTGTATTACCACCAGTAGCAGTAGAAGGCGTAGAAGTTTGAAGAACTTCCGATATAGTAACAGGAGATTTTCCACCGCCTTTGTATTCGGCTCTTTGCAAACGAGCATCGGAAGAAAGGACACCAAAGTTGCTCCAGATCGTTTCAATATACCTACCTCCGCCACGAGCATTGATTTCAAGCCACTCTTGGAGTTTAACAGATAGACGAAGTGCATTCACAGTAAGATTATTAGCAGAAAGTGAACCATTAGGGTCATAATACACGCTTGTAGCACCTGTAGTTGTGGCAGCATTAACAGGCACATTTGAGCCTGTTGCGTTAACATTAATACTAGCGCCCTGAGCAGCACCAGTAGACGAATTACGAAAGAAAGGTTGATTACCACCGATACCCGTAGTTGGGGCAGTTACATTAATAGGAAGTGTAACGGCATTCCCACGCTGAGTAAATGGCAGAGCAGAAGTAAGCAAGTCCTTTTCCCAGGCACGTTGACGAAGTGTGAGAGCCACAGTAGTATCAGCCACACTCATAAGCCCGTCAGAATTGAAGGTTGCAGTAAGATTAGTGGTCTCAACATTTTGATCTCTGTAATACTGGTCATAGATTAATTGATAAGCGCGAGGTATTAAAGCATTGTATTGATTAGTACCATAGAGACCACCCTGGTAAGTATCAGTACCTTTCATTACAGGAAAACCTAAGTGATCAAGAAGGCTACCAGTCCGAAGCGCGTTTGTGCCTATACCAGCAGTAACATTGTTAAGACTAAATTGCGGCATTACAGGACCGCTAGTACCACTTTCACCACCAGTAACGAAGCTATACCAGTTAGCCCATACAAGTCGGTTAGGAACGAAAAAGTGAGTATAAACATCGACACGATGCATCACAGGTGAGATAAGTGAAAGAAATCTTAAAAAGATTTGACATGCAACGCGAAAACGATCACCAGGCAAAACCTCCTGGACAAAGAACGGATAAAGATAACCCATGTTGAGGGTCAT